TAGCACGTGTGTGCGAGGGCAGGTTTTTGGGTTTAGATTTCATAACAAAAACAGATTGGAGCAGCGATGGGACAGCGTGGGCCAGCACCTCACCCGACAAGGTTGAAGTTGCTGCGTGGCGAAACGCGCCCAAGCCGCGTGAACTACGCGGAGCCGCTTCCAGCACGCACGACCTTCAGCCCTCCGGCTGACCTGAACGCGGAGGCCCGCCAGGTTTGGAACGAGGTGGTCGAGGCGGTCGCCCATACGGGAATGCTGACCGCAGCTGACTTGCACACCCTTCGGCTCTATTGCGAGACGGCGGTGCGGTACAAGGAAGCCGAGCGGCTCTATGCCGAGACTGGCCCGCTCACGCGGGGTCAGGCTGGTGAACTCGTCAAGAACCCATTGCACCAGATCGTCCGCGATAACGCGACGCTGATGTTGCAGTTGGCTGGCAAACTGGGCCTCACACCGGCTGCGCGAAGCGGCTTGACAGGAGACCTAGATGCCCAAGCGAACTCGGCGGGAGCGAAGCTCGACGCCCTCATCTCAGCAGCTCGCCGCACCAAGTAGCCAGGGCGCCCAGGTCTCGGCGTTCATTGAGAACTTTTGCCGACTGACCAAAGGTGACGATGCTGGCAAGCAGATCGTCCTTCGCTCGTGGCAGAAAGACCTCCTCAACGACCTCTACGAACTTGGCCCTAATGGGCTGAGAAAGCATCGGCGCGCCCTAATCGGGCTGCCACGCAAGAACTCCAAGTCGCTACTCGGCGCAGGCATCGCCCTCTTTGGGCTGGTGGTTGACGAGGTTGGCGCCGAAGTCTACGCAGTCGCCGGAGACCGCGCTCAGGCTCGCATTGTGTTCCGAGAAGCGGCACGAATGGTGGAACTTGATCCGATCCTCTCGCAGCGCCTTCGGGTAATGCGCGACGTGATCGAGATGCCGTCCACTGGCTCAGTCTTCCGCGTGCTTTCGGCTGACGCCTCCCGCGCTGAGGGTCTCAACCCAAGCACGGTGGTCTTTGACGAGGTGCATATCCAGCCTGACGACAGGCTCTGGAATACGATGAACCTCGGCTCTGGTACGCGCAAGCAGCCGCTCATCGTCGGCATCACGACCGCAGGCAGCCGCACCGATAGTCGCGGCCAAGACACGGTTTGCTACAAGCTCTGGCAGTACGGGATGCGAATCCAAGCCAAAGAAATCAGCGACTCGTCATTCTTCTTTCGCTGGCACGGCGCTCCTGAGGGATCCGACCACCGCGACCCTAAGGTCTGGGCGGCAGCCAATCCAGCATTCGGCGACTTCCTGCACCAGTCCGACTTTGAGTCGGCGGTGCTCAGCATACCTGAAGCCGAGTTCCGTACAAAGCGCTTGAACCAGTGGGTCACGGCAGCGACCGGTTGGCTACCAGGCGGGACGTGGGATCGGCTCGCGGGCGAGCGCAAACTGCAAGACGGCGAAGAGGTTGTGCTTGCGTTTGACGGCTCGTTCTCGGGCGACTGCACAGCGATTGTCGCCTGCACGATGGACGGCTTCATTGCACCTGTTGCCCTCTGGGAACGTCCGATGGACGATCATCACTGGCAAGTGCCGATGGACGAGGTAGAGGCGAAGATGTATGACCTCTGCAAGCGCTATCAAGTGCGCGAGATCGCAGCCGACCCATACCGCTGGGCGCGAACGCTCCAGAAGTGGGAGAACGATCGGCTACCCGTCGTGATATATCCGCAGAGTCCAGCACGAATGGTGCCAGCCTGCGCGAACTTCTACGAGGCGGTCACACAGGACACCCTCAGCCACAACGGTGATCCGGCAATGAGCCGCCACCTCGACAACTGTTCGGTCAAGATTGACCGCTTCGGCCCGCGCATCGTCAAGGAGCACCGAGGCTCCGCTCGCAAGATTGACCTCGCCGTATGCGCTGTGATGGCGTATGATCGCGCGAGATACCACGCACAGGCGCCAGCCGCGCCAAAAGCAGCGGAGTTCATAAGCCTATGAAATCAACCATCCTAGAGCTGGCGGGCGTCGCCGCGATCATCGTCGGACTAGCGGCCATTGAGCCGCTGAGCCTGATCGTGTTCGGCGGAATCGTGCTCGTCGCTTTCGGCTATACCCGAGGAGATAAGCAGTGAGCATCCTTCGCCGCGTGTTCAATCCATCCGAGCAGAGGGCGTTGACGCTTCAGAATCTGACGCCGCTGGCGTTTGACAAGGTTCCGTTTATCGGAGCACGCGAGGTGGATCAGAAGGCCGCGCTCGGACTGACTGCGGCATACGCCAGCGTTCGGCTTCTCGCCGATGTGGTCGCGTCGTTTCCCGTTGACGCCTACCGTCGCGACAATGGCATCCGCCGACCGTATCGTCCAGGCGGCACCAAGCCGTCGTGGATGCTCACGCCAATCCCAGACGAGCCGACGTATACGATCAACCAGCTCATCAGCGAAACGGTCGTCAGCCTCTATACCGATGGCAACGCCTTCCTGTACGCGCCACGCGACGAGCGGGGCGAGGTGCTGGAAGTGCGCGTCATTGACCCTCGCCGCGTGGAGATTTATCGCGAAGGGCGAGAAGTCAAATACAAGGTGCATCAGGGCAACGGCACGCCGACTGCAGTGTTCGGGCAAGACACGATCTTGCACATTCCGCTTATCGCAATGCCAGGCGAACTGCGTGGCATCAACCCGATCCACCAACTGCGCGTCACGCTGTCACTCGGGCTGACGCTCGAGGATTACGCTGGCAACTTCTTCCGCACCGGCAGCACACCTACTGGCATCATTGAGGTGCCGCACGACCTGACGAAAGAACAGGGCGAATCGCTCAAAGCAAACTGGGCGCGACATCACGCTGGCCAAAATATGCACACACCAGGCGTCCTCACAGGCGGAGCGACTTTCAAGGCATTGACTTTCCGACCTGAGGACGCCCAGTTGCTTTCATCACGACAGTTCACGACCGAGGAGATCGCGCGAATCTTCCGCATTCCGCCGAATCTGTTGCAAGTGACGACGCCAGGCGCAATGTCCTACAACAGCGTAGAGCAGCAGAACCTCGCGTTCGTGCAATACACGCTTCGCCCGCTCGTGGAGATGATTGAACGCCCGCTGAGCACGCTCATCCTCTTGCCAGACGCCTTCGTCAAGTTCTCAATGGACAGCATTCTGCGCGGCACGACGAAAGATCGGTACGACACCTACCGCGTCGGATTGCAAGAGGGCTGGCTCAATGTGAACGACATCCGTAAGTTTGAGGATTTCAGCCCAATCGAGTCTGGCGACTCGTACCGAATGCCGCTGAACGAGGCCGACGCTGAGACAGCAATGCTATCCACGAAGGTGGACATCGTGGCGAAGCTCGTGCAGGCTGGCTTCTCGCCGGCTGACGCGGCACGTCTCGTCGGGATTCGCGTCGCGCACACAGGCGCAGCGCCGGTCACGGTACAGGCGCAGAACAGCGTTGAGGAGGACACGGAAAAGCGCGAGGTGATCTCGCCAATCATCAACGTGACCATTCCGCCACAAGACCCGAAGACGCGCCGTGTGGAGCGAGACGCCGAGGGCAACATCACGGCAATCGTAGAGGAGTAGACAGATGGCAGGATTGACCGACGCGACAAAAAATACGATGCTCAACGCGCTTGGCGGGAGCGTCACCTATTTCAGCCTGCACACTGCTGATCCAGGATCGTCTGGCACGGCAGAAGTAAGTGGCGCGCCATATGCACGAAAGGCGGCATCGTGGGCCGCTGCATCAAGCGGCACAGTCGCCACAAATGCAAACGTTGCGTTTGATGTTCCAGGCTCAACGACGATCACACATCTTGGCTATTGGAGCGCTTCGAGTAGCGGCACATTCCTCGGTAGTCGAGCATTAGACACGCAGCAAACATTTGCAACGGCAGGAACCTACACGCTCTCTAGCGGAAACATTACCGAATCGTTGAGCTGATCTAATGGCGACAGGTCGCTGGCAACCATCTGCGACCAGCCCTGCCACTTGGGATTCGTTCACTTGGTCTGATCCAAGTCTTGTCGAGGGCAGCGTTGCTGGCGTCAGCACGACCGCTGGTGCAGCAACTGGAGTCAAAGGCGCACTAGGGCAGACCTCAGGCGTAGCGGCGAGCGCAGGTAATGCTGCTGGCTCGGTCGGATTCAGCGGTTCGGCTACCGGCGCGAGTGCTTCTAGCGGATCGGCAACAGGCATCGAGCAGGATGTCGGCCTGGTTTCAGGCAGCACGATCACGAATGGCGTCGCGCTTGGCGTCGTCGCATTCATCGGATTGGCTTCTGGTTCAGGATCGACGCAAGGCACTGCGAATGGTCAGCCAGCGCTCATTGGCGATGCCTCTGGGCAAACTACATCATCTGGTTCTGCCACTGGCTCAAAGCCAGCACCAGCTCCGACAGCTCGCACTGGGCGGATTATTCAGATTCCGCAACCTAAGCGGCTACAACGCGCCGGAACTGTAGCGGGAGAGATTAGATCCGCTGGGTTGGCAATCGGCCAGCAAGGATTCGTAGGAGCGGCGCGACGGGGCTATACGCGCACGAGTGGCGAGATTGCCACAGCTATCTATACGTTCACCGGTCAGACGAGAGGAGAGCAACTCCTCATCGAGCGCCGCGTCAGCGGAATCGTTCGCATTCACAGAATCGTTCGTCAGCGCGAAGAAGATGCACTGCTCGCAGCATTGAGGTGAAAATATGACATTCCGCGCAGTAGAACTTACGGCGGGAACCGCCGCACTTGCTATCGCAACGGCAACCGCAAAGAATACGCACGAACTTGTGTTTGATAACTCGTACAATCACGACCTTTATATCGGCGGATCTGCTGTCACTGTTGGAAACGGCTTCGCGATTCCAAAGGGTGGAGTTGCGACCCTCAAGATCGCCAATGGCGATATCCTTTACGCCATCTCCGCACAGGCAACTGCGCCTTTTCATCTCTACGACTTTCAGGTTGATCCATAATGTCCATTGAGATCTTTGACATTGACGGTACGCTCACAACGAGTGGTGATACGCCACGTGAGGATCTGATCGCCTATCTCCGCAAAGACCGCGAGGAAGGCAATCGGATCATCATCGTCTCTGGCCGTCCAATCGCACGCCTCGCCGAGACGGAGCGGTGGCTGCGTGAGAACGATGTGCCGTACTCAGAGATTTATCTGCAGGACTTCAACGATGAGTCCACGCCAAATGTCGTTGAGGCGTTCAAGGCGTTCAAGTATTCCAAACTGCTCGAGCAGTACGGCGACGAGATTGAGTATCTCGTGGACAACGATGCAGACGCTCGCGAGGCTGCTCGCGGGATGGGCATTGAGGCCTATACCGTCGCTGAGTACCTCGCCAAAGAAGCCGAGGAGTACGGCGAAGGCGAGGACGAGGAGGAGATTGAGGAGGAGCGCGCTCCGATCAACCCTGACGGCTATGAAGTCACAGGCGCGATGCAGGAGGAAGCGCAGCGCGGGCTGGATTGGCGCCGCGAATACAACCGAGGGGGCACGCAGGTCGGCGTATCACGCGCTCGCGATATCGTGAACGGACGCCGCCTCCCATTTGATACCGTTCAGCGAATGGCGAGTTATTTCGCTCGTCACGAGGTGGACAAGCAAGGACAAGGATTCAGCGCCGGCGAAGATGGCTTCCCATCCGCTGGTCGGATCGCGTGGGCGCTCTGGGGCGGCGACGCGGGCAAGCGATGGGCTGACAACATCGTCGCAAACACAGAGCGTAAGAAGGAGCCGAAAATGGCGATTGAGTACCGACAGTTCCAGACGGAGATCCGCGCGGAAGGCGATGGCCACACCTTTGAGGGCTATGCCGCCATCTTCAACTCCGAGGCAGAGGGCCTGAACACGCGCGAAATCATCAAGCCAGGTGCGTTCTCCAAGAGCGTCGCAGCGGCAGAGCGTGGCGAGTGGGAGGTCAAGGCGCTGCAGGATCACGATCCTAAACTGTTCCTCGGCTCGACTAAGACCGGCACCCTGGATCTTGAGGAGGATGAGCGCGGCCTGAAGGTTCGCGTCTCTCTCAACCCCGAGGTGACCTTTGCCTCTGACCTCGCAGCGATGCTTCGCCGCGACGGAGCAGCGATGGGAATGTCCTTCGGCTTCTCAGTGCCCTCCAAAGGTGATGCCTTCAACGACAGCGGCATTCGTGAGCTACGAAATATTCGGCTGCACGAGGTGAGCCTGCTTACTGGCAATCAGCCAGCATATCCAGCCACGATCGGCTTGGGCGCTGTCCGTTCGCTTTCTGAGCGCACGGAGATTGAGCCTGACCGCCTGATGCGTGCATTTGATTCACTCCTCGCGGGAGCGCCCGATGCGGATTCAGCCGCAACGCTCGATCTCGCAATCCGCAAGATCAGTCCTGATCTGCGGCCTGAACCTGAGACTGCAACGGAGCCAGAGGCAGCCGATGAGCGGCTTGTACCTCTCTCTGTTCGCGAGCGCCAACTGGCACTTGCCAGGCTGGAAGCGCCGATTCGCTAGGGCGCAGCGCGAGGGCCGCAAGGCACCACCGCTGGACGTACCACCGAAGAAGCAATCAACCAATCAACCAGATAGCGTAAGGAGTTAGACACAATGTCTGACATTACCAAAGCGCTTCACGAGCAGTACCGAAACGACTGGGAAGAGGCTAAGTCTCTCCTCGCTCGTGCGGCTGACGAGAAGCGAGAACTCACTGCTGAGGAAGAGCAGCGTTGGGATGCACTCAACGCCGCGATGTCCGCACGCAAGTCCAAGATGGATCAAGTTGCCGCTGCTGAAGAGCGCTCCGAGAAGATCGGCGCCCTTGCAGAGCGCGCACTCAAGGTTGAGAACGCAGTCAAGGCTGACAACGATGCAGACGTGCTCCGCGCAATCGCCTCTGGCGAGAAGCGCCGCGCGCAGTTTGAGATTCGCGCTTTGGCTTCAGCATCCGCAACCGTGCCTGTGACCTTCGCCGACTTCGTGGTTGTCGCCCTTACGGAAGGCAACCCAGTCTATGAAGGCGCGACCAAGCTCCGCACGACCACGGGCGAGAACATCACCGTTCCGCGCGTGACCGCGAATCAGTCAGCCGCCTTCGTCACCGAAGGCAGCACAATCACACCAGCCGACCCAACGATCTCGTCAATCACCCTCTACGCGAACAAGATTGCCAGCCTGACGCTTCTGTCGGCTGAGCTCGTTCGCGATGCAGGCTTTGACATTCTCGGGACAGTCGGCCGACAGGCAGGCGCGCAGATCTCCTATGTCGCAGGTTCAGCAATGACTCTCGGCACAGGTACAGTTCTGCCAACCGGCTTCGTTCACGCTGCAACCGGCTTGAGCACCGCAACAAAGA